TCACCAAAAGATACTTTCTTTACTTTGTCACCATCTTTGACATAAACATAAAACTTCTTACTACCACCTCGTATCGGGTCATTTAGTTTAACTTTTTTACCTTGATACTCGGCCTCTGTAATAACTAAGTCTTGATATTTTTCTTCACAGATGCAATCGATTTCTTCTACTTGTTTTAGTGTTTTCATAGTAATATTTATAAGAGTTTTAAAAGGCAAAAAAAAGACACCCGAAGGTGTCTTTCTCTATGTTTCTACAATGTAGAAGTTAATTACATAATGTTATTAACTAATACTCTACGGTAGTAAACATTTTGGTCATCAGAACCAACTGCACCAGATACATCTAGTACACCAGTACCACGAGTCGTTGCAAATGGGTTTTGAACCATTCCGTAACGAGTCTTGAAACCAATTTTAGGTTGGAATGAATCTTGGCCAACTGCACGAACCATTTGTAATGGAACATATGGGCAGTAGAATAAACCAGAATCATAAGGTGAAGTACCTTTATAACCAGCAACATAGAATTGCTTAGCAGATACATTCGCACTATATGGGTCAACATATACTTTGAATTTACCATTAAGAACACCAGCGAAAGTGTTACCAGTGTCATCAACATTCAAGTTAGTGTTAAGTGCAGGAGCATAATCTAAAACACCAGCCATTTGAAGCGCAGAAGCGACATCAGCAGAACAGATGATTATGTTACCTTTACCTCTACGAGTCTGTTGACCAATAGCGTTAGCATCTCTTTCTAGTTGATAAAGTAAACCTTTGAATTTTTCAACTGACCAACGACCATTTGAGTCGGTGTCTAAGTCGAAAGTTCCAGCAGTTGTAGTATTCACTTGAGCACCCGCTTTAGCGTGACCATAGATTGTACGAACAACTTCACGGTTGATTTCAGCAAGAATCTCAGTTGACAAAATGTTTGCCAATTCAGTTTCAGCGTCTAAGCCATGAATCGCTTTAAGGTCTTGAGCAAGTTCCATTGTGTACTCTGCTTTAAGAGCTCTTGAGCGAGCAGTAACAGTTACTTTGTCGATTGAGAATGCCATTTCAGCAAATGCGTTAGTTGACGCATCACCTAAAGCTTCAGCAGCCGCAGTAGTCATTCCAGAACTTGTAGTATATACAGCACTAGAATCATTCAAAGTACCAGGATTAGTTCCTGATTGAGCATCGCCAGAAGCACCAGCGTTGTCTGTAGTAGCGTTATCAGATGAAAACTCTGTGTTAGCTTCGTCAAATAATGCCTCAGGACCGTCTTGCGAGATATACTTTGATTTCATTGCAAAGATAAGACCAGTAGGTCCTGTCATTGGTTGAACACCACAAATATCATATGCGATTAGGTTAGGCATTGCACGGCGTACTAGTGAAATTAGAACAGGGTCCCAATTATTAACACCACCACCAGCAACAGAGTTTGTAGGTGCAGCTTCAGTCATGAAGGCAGCATCTTCTCTAACTGCTTTTTCTTGGTTCTCAAGAATAACAGTTGTTACAGCACGCTTATAGCTATCACCGATTTTTGGTAAATCTGGATGCTCTAATACTGGCTGCCATTTTTCTTGTAAATTTTCAGTAAGATACATTTATCTCTCCTTGTTATTTATTAATTGTTAATCACCCTTACTTAAACGAAGTAAGGTCTTTTGAAATAGCGGCCGTATATGCAGCCATAGCATCGGATGTACCATTATCAACTGGTAAATTCGCCGCCACAGAATCAACTTCATCATTAGATGTCGCTTCTTCTATTTTCGTTTTAGGGAAATAAGATTCTTTAATAGTTTCTAATTTCTCTTGGAACTTCTCAGCACTATCGTACTCAACATTTTCAGCCATAGAAGCAAACTTCTCTTTCTCTGTGTCTGCTAAATCTTCAGATACAGAAATAACTAAGCTTTCTCTTTTAGACTCAGAAACATCTTTAGAAAGATTGACATTTTTCTCAATCTGTTCGTTAAGTTTACTTTCTAAATCTTTGACTTGACCTGTTAAATCGTCTAGTACATTGTATTTTTCTTCAGGAACATCAATATAATGTTCTTTGAAAAGTCCTTTAAGTCCAGTAATAAAATCTTCAGCGATTTCAGTACGAATACCTCTTTCAACTGCTAATTCGTTCTCTTTCATCCATTCTTCAACAACATAGTTAAGATATGAATCGACTTTCTCGACCATAGCTTCTTTTACTGTTTCAGTTTCAGATGCAAGTTTTTCTTCAAACTGTGCTTCAAGTATTGCTGACTGTTCTTTGATTCTAGTCTTAACAGCAGTTTCAAAAATTGTCGCAGCTTTATCTTTAAAGTCCTCAGATAAATCAGCGTCAGCTGAAACTAATGCTTTAACATCATCAGTTAAGTCAATTTCTACTTCTTCAGAAGCTGTAGTTGGTTTATTGTCCTTCTCTAAAGAACCATCTTTAGCATCTTTATTTACTTGGTCAGATACTTTTGATACCTTTTTCGTTGAGTCAGGGTTACTGTCAGTAGGTTTAACTACTGGCGCACCCAAATCTTCAGCGTCATTTTCAAGGTGAGTAGGCTCAGCTTTTTCTGCGTCCTTAGTAACTACATTAGGCGCTTCTGCTAAGACTTCTTCTTCTTTAATTTCGGTTTCAGACATTCGGTCTCCTTTATTAAAAAATTAATTAATTTTATTAATTACAAATATTTATACAAACTAACATCTCAATCCTTACGCATTTGTGTTAGTTTGCGTAACTTTTTTATAATTTTGAGATAAAGTCAGCAAAAATTCTTGATTTAACTTCCGTTAATTCTTGTAATCTTGCTTTTTCTATTTCGTGTTTATATGCTTCAACAGTTTTACTTTTCAGTACGCCGTTGTCCCATACCCATTCTTTGCCTTCCATAATGCCTTCTACAAAAGCGTCAGGCGCCGATGGGTCTGCAACTATGTCAGCTGCTGTTGCGAGATAAAAGTCTTTACCAACTGTGCCGTTAGATATAGAACCCATACCTCTTGATGATACACCTAACTGAGCGCCCTCGTCAATTAAGTTCTTGACGATTTTGCCGTAAGGAGTATCCATTATTTTCGCCTCACCAATGAAGTTTTTACCTTCTGGTTTAAGACTGGTTATCATATGAGAAACTCTTTCTAGATTAACTGTAGGTCCGTCTGGGTGCCCAAGTTCTCCGAAAGCTCTTTTCTTATCAATAAATTCTTTTGTGTATCGGTTAACTTCAGTTTGCAAAGTGCCTACTGGATATACACGACCATTGCGGTTCTTAATGTCCGCTTGCATAAAGACACCACGAATCTTATAATCTTTGCCACCTTTTGCATTGGCTTCTGTTAAGATATCGATATCTTCAATTGTTTCTGTAATTAGTTTCATTCTTCCACCTTTTCTTTGTTATAGACTTTATCGACTATACCTTGTTTAATTTCATCTCTCTTGACATCATACTTCTCAGCAAATGCCATTTTAAATGCCTCAGCCAAAGTTGCCTTCGACTTCGTTCCAACTATTCTCTCTAGTATCTCACGAGAACGGTCTTTAGGTTTTCTCTTACTCATCTATCTTACTTCTAATATTATTGTGTAGTTATCGCCTGCAACAAAACCTTTTGTTGATATTAAAATATCGCCAGCAGGAGATGTATTCGCAGTTAATGTCGCATTATTAGGAATAGCATTACCTGCCGTATAATAATCGTGATAACCTGTGCCTGAGAAAAATCCTATTGTTGAGTTCGTAGTACCCGCCCACAATAATTCTACACCAGACTTACCATTTGTTGTGTTAATTGCCCACCAAATTTTCGCAAGACTCTTTGTACCATCTTCGGTCATAAATGTCAACGCACTAGCGTCCATCTTTGTTACAAGCGTTTCACCTGAACCATCACTCATATTAGTAAATTTCATCACAGTCTTTGTACCTGCTGTATCTACTATAGTTTGACTTGTTACAACATCAGCCATTAATTTCTCCTAAATTCTGTTACTAACAAATAATTTCTAACATTTGAATCAGTTGTTAGTTTAAATATTTTATCGTTACCAAATTTTAATTGTTCAGGTCGTAGTCCATACTTACCTGAATTAGTTAAAGTCATTTTTTTAAATCCACCCTCAGTTGCTGGTGTATCAACATCTATTGTTAATTTTCCTGCTGTACTACCAACACTTTCTATTATATAATAACACTCAATTAAACTTACTTTTGAACCATCTGTTCCTTCTGTAAGTTTTTCTGCATCAACCAATTCTTGGTCGGTTTCACTTCCAATACCTGTTGACTTAACAATGTACTTGGAAGTGGTATTCACTACCTTTACATTACTAATTGCCATGAGAAATTACGCAGTAAACGCTGAGTCTTTTCTTAATTCAATTAACACATAACCAGAAGTACCAAAAGCACTTAACTTTATATCTCCCGAAGTTGCACCAGTATTTGTTACGCTGTTCGTAATCTTACCAGCAGTACCATCATAGTGTCCTGTGCCAACAAGATTAATTGCTGTAACATCAGTATCGCCTTCAAAATAAAGCGAAACCCAACCTGTGTTGTCGTCAGCAGTACCTTGTACAAGTCCCCACCATATTCTAGTAATATCTAATTTTGCACCGTTAGCGTGTCCTGTTAATCCACTTGCATCAACGACAAGTGAGTCGGCAGTAGTATTATCGTTCATATTTACTAAAACAGTAACTTTACCACCAGCAGCGCCACTACCTGTTGCGATAGCTGTATCTTTGAGTGTTCTTGTTGCAATAGCCATTTTTTATCCTTTATTTTATTAATTCGTTGTCAAAATAATCTTCTATATCGTAAGTACTAACACCGTGTTTCTTTGATGCTGTCTTAATAATACCATCAATCTTTGATATAATTGGGTCAGATGCCTTGTTAACCATAGAGTAAATATCTAAGATTGCGGCTTTCATCTTTGGAGATAATTTCTTAAACTCCGAAGAACTCTGAGGACCGTCATACCTGCGCTCATTCAGTTCTCTTGTAAACTTCTTAAACGACAGGTTTAACACTTAATCTTCCTCTACTTGGTCGTCATCAATCTCAAAATCAACATCAGAATCAACTTCAGCCGCAACAGCATCAAAGTCATCTTGAGCATCAGGACTAACGCTTGAAGTACCAGATAATTCTGAACCAGCATCTATCGCCTCAAAATCATCCCCAGCATTTAGCCAATCATTTGCTACAGTTTGTCTTTTATCGTCTAATGCCTGACCAATCTTGTCAGTCAACGCACTTTTAAATGCGTCCTGAGCGGCAACATTATCACCATTTGTTAAAGAGTCTACCATATTTACTACATTTTCATTTGACATAATTATTCATCTCCTATATTTAGTTCGGAATCCATGTCATCACCCATATCTTGTGATGCAATAATTCCAGTTTTAATCTCACCGGCAATCTGCCTGTCAATTTCAAGTATATCTTCATCTGTTTGTTGTAAGATATTCTTTCTTACATACTCAACAGAATAGTATTTACCCACATACGGACTAACTTCTTGTGCAAGACTTAATCTTTCTCTGAGCATCTCTGCATTTTTTAGTTCTGCAAAGTACCCGTCTTTCAAGAAAGTATACTGTATGTGTTCTTTTATTTTTGCCCAATCTTCAATTGTGATAATACCTTTTAACACAAGTTGTGTCTTGAGTACATCATTAAAGACTTGAGTAAATCTTTTTCTTAATCTCTGAACGAACTTAGTAAACTTTAGTTCATCTCTTGTAATCTCTGCGGCTCTGCCCATGTTGAATCCGTTATCTGAATCCATTCTTGACATTGGCACATTCAA